TACCCATGGTGCTCAAACAATATTCTTCAAAATTCTGTGGATCTGAAATATCAATCTTTTCTTGATTAATTTTATTCAATGCATTTTGTGGATTATATGCTTCTGGCCAAATTTGTTGAATTGTACTTAGATTAATAGGCAATGAATAAATTTTATTATTTATATTTGCTTTATTTCTCAATGTGAAATTATTAAAAGAAGTAAATTGGTTAATATAATCCCAAACATATTTTAATGAAGTATGAAAAATATGAGGGCCGTATTTATGAATGTGATAATCTTCGTAGGGCTCTGAATAACAATTCCCACCAATATGATTTCGCTTATCTATTACTAAAACTTTTTTGTTTAATTTATTTGCTTCATATGCAAAAATGGAGCCGAATAAACCGGCTCCAACTACTAGATAATCATATTGTGGCATATAATCATTTTACAGATTTAAGCCCATGGAACTCTTGGGTAGTTTCCTTGACCTTGCATTAATGGATCGTCATCAAATCCAATAGGTTCATTACCAAAGTTATTTCTATCGTATTGATTTTTCTCATACGAATCACCATGAAGTTGCGCTTCTAATGACATTGTATTGTTATTCTTTGGATTGTAATTTTTAGCTGAACTATTACCACTAAAATTAGGTTTTGTGTCAGGGTCAACTATCTCTTCATTTTGAATGTTTTCTTCATTCCACATACCGCTAGGATTTGGATTGTTCTCATTCAATAATTCATCAAAATATTGATCCATTTCAGCACCATTTGTTAATAATGGAGCTTTTCCCATAGGTACTTGTTGTTTAGTAGCCTTCCACCAAGCATCTGCATCACCTGGTTCTGCTTCATTGATTTGATCTCTTCTTCTGTAAGTAAAATCAATAGCTACTCTTTCATTAGAACTTGATGAATAATGGACTCTTTCAGGCCTTATTTGAGCTGGAATATCATCTTCATAATCAAACTTTTGTCCATCTTTATATTTTCTACGAGCTTTTAATGATTCTTCCATCGTAGATTCTTGGATTTTTTGATGATGTGGATTAGCTTTCATTTGAGTTGCTGCTTTTTCTAACATATGCTTATGAGCACGTAGCTTGGTTCTCAACTTAAAAGCATTTCTTTCATCCACATCCAAAATATCAAGATTATTAACAGCATCATCTTCTTTGAACGTATGCTGTGGAACTAATCTTGCTTCCATATTTCTTTCTGGATCATCGGGTGCATCTTGATGAATTCTAGATAAAATAGTTTCAAAAGATGAATCATCAACAAAATGATTGAAATTGCCAGGAGTCTGGCCACCTTTAGCAATCGGACTTCCACCAGGAGACCAAGCACCAGAACCTGCACCGCCAACACCACCAAAACCTGCAGCTGTTCTGATATTCTTATTTTGATTGCTCATTATTATCCCCAAAATGCTAGAAATATGTCTATCTTATTCTTGAACCTGTATTGATTAACCTTGACTTTGGTAATACATCGGCAATTTTAGAAAAGTAAGCTTCATAAGCTACAGCTGCAACCGCATCACAAATATCATCTTTATAGCCTTTTAAAGATTCAATGATAAATCTGTTGCCTTTCCATTTTTTTTGAAGAAATAAAAATTGTGTTTTAGCTTCTTTAATCTCATCTAAAGGAAGTTCATTGCCTCTAGCATCAATGTATGTTCCGCTAGAAACATCATAAATATCTATTCTGTCTTCTCTTAAAAGGGTAGCTAATTCAGTGTATATTCCTTCTTTATATTGTTTATTAAAAGTTTTTTCTATAATAGGTACTCTCATATTTCTCAATTTAATAACAGAGGATTGAGAGTTCCATTGGTCAATGCTCACTTGTTTAAACCTAAATCTTTTATGAAGCTCCAACACGTAATCTTCAACTTCTTTTTCTGGAACTGGTTGATTTTTAGTTTTAGGATTCCAAAAATGAATATGATCGACAACCACTCTTCTTAAAGGTTTTCCATCTTGACCAAAAGCTCCCCACATAGTTTCACAATGAGCTACAGCCAAAGCATAATAATCTGAAGTTCTAGCAGGATCAATGTGGCAATAGTAAGTGAACATTTCAGTTGGTCTTTCAGCTCTTGGGACCATTGACATTGAAGAAAACATTCTATTAATTGAATCTTCTGAAAACATAGGATCAGATGAAGAAGCACCAAACTCAGCACCATATTGCATTTGATATTCTGTACCATTTTTAATTTTTTCAGATTCTAGGAAGTCTCTATCAATATTAGGGTTAACAAGCCAAGTAGGACCACGCATTACTAAAGTGGATGGATCGTCTTGTCTATTTTCATGTAAATCATAAAGTAATCCAATCGGGCCTTTAGGGTTGGAAAGCATCATCATCTTCCCATCTCTACCGAAGGTTGCAAGAGATGGCTTCAGGTCATTATATAAATCGTAGTCAAGTCCCGAATCAGGATTATCACCAGCCATAGCAGCAATTTCGTCCATGATTACACACCAACAAGTAAGACCAACGAGACCTGATGCACTACTAGAACCACATTTTAAAACGAGCGATCCAGAAAATAAGTTTAAACCAGCAGTGTCTCTTCTTTCATTTTCCTTACGGTCATTCTCAGTGAAGAAGCGCATTTCAAGTTCTGTATCTTTCCCAATATATGGCTGGAAAAATGGTGAAGCTAATACTGTTTGCTTGATTTTAGCGAAGATAGCATTCTTTGCTTGTTCTTCATTTCTAGCAACATTCAATAGGTAAATAGAGTCAAATTCCATCAATCCATAACGTGATTGTGGATGACCCATACTAATCAACCTATACAATTCATATAAAGCAATGGTAGACACTAGGAATGATTTGCCTGAACGTCTGCCAAGTACTAAAACTAACTCTTGAAATTTGAATCTTTTTGTACACTTATCAAGAATTTGCATTCTTAACTTTGGATCAAATTCTTCTGAATGAAATAAGTCCATCTCTGTTTGGAAATTATCAACAAATGGTCTTTCTTCAAGTTCTTCTACTTTTCTTAAAGCGTCTGGGTTAGTGGCATTATCCTTTTCATTTTCATAGCGTTCTTTAACTATTTCTTCATCCATTCTACTACAGGTCAAACAAGGAGAGTTTATGACGGAAAATGAGGCTTTGTATGGTCGATTTTGTCTTGCCATTTCAATCGACTTCTCTTCATTTTTCTTTACAAATTCCCAAACACAGCCTTTACATCCAACTCTTTCTTCTTCTGGAATATCTTGGATGACTAAATCTGTGTTGCCTTCTTGTCCCATATAAAAGCATTTAAGAATAAGTCTTTGTAATGGGTAAGGCCTTAGATTACAAAAGTATGGGTGTTCAATAAAAGTGACAATATCAACAATTTGATCAGGGTTGAATCTTGTCTTAACTGGCTGTAATGGTGGTGCAACTTCGGCTCTTACATTAGGTACAATTTCATCTGCAAATTCTTCAGCATATTCAGATTCTTTGAATTTTTCTTGTGCTTGATTTGCTTGTTGGATAAGTTGTGATCTAATTTCAGCTTGTGTTAATGTAGCTTTGGAAGCATTTTTTCTCATTAGTTATCTTGTTTAAGCTTATCTCTGAGACTTTTCATTTGGTCTCTAACAAGCTTTTTGTCATACTCACTGTTGAATTTTTCGTGTAAATCCCATAAAATATCAAAGATATTGAAAGCAAATACGCCTTGATTATCTCTTCTATCTTTTAGGTCCATAATCTTACCAATAAGCTTTTCAACCATTGCAGCACGTTTAAGTTTCAGGTCATTACTTTTAGAACAATCCATACCACGAATGTCATCAAGCTCTACCATTAAAGCAGTAAGAGCAAGTTGATTTTCTCTAAAGATCCATGGAGCAATTAACTCTTCTCTTTGCTCGTAGTTTTTTAAGCCAGATGTGACAAGTTTCTTAAAGTCACAGTGATTATCCATGTGAGTAGAAACTTGAGACCAGTTAAGTTTTGCATGATAATGACGTTCAAAAAACTTAATAACTGATTGAGATTTTTTACCACTCTCAAGAAAAACGTGTTCTGCTAAATTTCTTAATGGGGAAGAGCATATTGCACATCTAGCCTCGAAAAATTGAGGGTATTGCAAATCCATCATTGAGTCATGAGGTAATGGAATTACTGGATCATCAGTTTCTTTGAGATCCTTAAAATATCTCAAACCCTCTGCTGGTAAGCTCTCTTTTGTTGGAATTATCGCATTAACTACTGTGTTATTTTCTTCTGCCATTTGTTAACCTTATAAAAGAAAACTAAACCCGTCGAAATCGACGGGTTTAGAAGTTGATTAGGTTTTTTAAATATTAGGAGTTTAATGCTCTCTTAAGTCTCTCGTATGGGGAAATGGAATCAGCAGCAGAAACCATATATTCATCTGCTAATCCAAATGTTTCGTAGTTACCTTGAGTGAACTTTTCTGAAGTGGATGTACCAGATGTTAAGTCAACTGTAGCTTCACCCTTTCTCATAGCAACTTTATAAACTTGCTTATTCTTATCAGCTGTTACAATATTGCTCTTTTCTTTCTGAGCAACTAATACTGAATTCAATAAAGCCTCTTCTACCCAAGGCTTAAGTTCAGTGTGTAAAGCCGTTCTAGCATTTGAACTTGTCTTTGCAAGTTCAGCTAATCTAACCCAGGAATCAAATTGCTTTTCGTCAATCTTAACAACAGCATAAGGGCCTGAGCATAATTTTTTTGTAAATTCTCTTGCACTTAATCTTTCCAAGCTTCTCTCAATTGTAGGAGCACAATCAGCATACTTGGTAGGGACAACTGCAACTTCAACCTTCTTAGCAACAGGAGCTTCAACAGCATCAAAAAGCTTAGAAGCAACTCTGTTACAAAGCTCAATATCAAAGTTTTCTACAGCCAAGAGCTCAATAACATCATTCTTACCAAATCCGCTTTCTTTGAGTCTTGAGGCCATACGACTTGCAACTAATAAAGCACCATCTTGACTTTGCTTTAATTCATTGCGCCAGTTATAAATGAATTCATCGTTGTTTTTATTTTCCAACATCTTTCTCCCAATTTTTTAAAATCACCCTAACGTGGAAAAAGCTCTCTAGATAAATTTGAGAGCTTTTTGCGAGAACATAATGATATATTGCAAAAAAGTAATCGAAATTATTCCATGCATTATAGAGGATCTTCAATAATTCCTCTTAATGTTGTCAATGCTCTGTCAAGTCTTTTTGAAAATGAAGCTTGAGTGATGCCAATTTTTTGAGCTGCCTCTTCTTGGCTTAACTCTTCAAAGAAATACAACTCAACTGCTTCCCTCTGCTTTTCGTTGAGTTTTTCTAAAGCACTCCCTATCATAATTTCATTGAGTATTTTGTCAAAGGGGTCATAACTACTATGAACATCTTCGTAATCTCTTTCTTCGAATTTAGATAAGAATATTGATTTAAAGTGAGCTAATAATGCATGGTCAATTCTAGTTGATAGATAATAAGAAAAATAACTTAAATCTTTATCATATTTTTCTACTAGCATTTTTAAAACAAAGAGAGATTCATTATTTAAATCATCTCTATGTGAGTATAATGCTTTTTCTTTATTACAACATCTTCTTATTGCTGATAAAATAAGTGGTTTATAAAATGCAAACAACTCATGAAGATGTTTGTTTTGACCAGCTTTAATATTGTCAACTAAGGAATTTATATATACGTAGTGTTCATCAATCATTTAATAAATATTATACGACATAGGCGAATACAACCTATCTTTTGATAAACATAAAGCTAAATATGGGAACACTATTTTTTCAGATAAGCTATTACGTAAATCTATAATCGCAGACAACACTGAATTGATTTTATTTGATATCTGCTGACTATTAACTTTGAGTTGATGCTTAGTGATATCAAGTCTTACTGGGTTAACAGATTTTATGGGTATTTCCTTGACGATTTCTTCATAATTATCATTTAAGTATTTCTTTATATATGGCTGCAATGAAATCTCTTCTAATATAGTTTTATTGTCATATATTTTTTGCTCTAATAATCCAGCAACGTCAAGATAAAAGAACAACTGAGAAAGAAAAATCATCAATACTGCTTGGTGACCGTGTGATTCATTTAAAGCATATAAGCCTTTTAGAATCCCCTCAGTATTGTCAGACATACATTTTTCTATAAATGCAAATATATCTTTTTCTGATGAAAAAAAATCTAACTTCTGAAGATCATCAACTGTTATTTTTTTGCAATCTAAATCTATAAGTTTGTTTAACTCATTGATTATAATTGGAAGATCATAAACTAAGACATCTTTCTTTGATGTGCCAACTTTAACTTTGATGTTAACTGTTGGGGAGTTTTCATTAAGCCATTCTTGAGCAGAGTAATCAATATTTACTTTATTACCAATTAGCCAATCATTAATAAAGTTTTGAAATCTAGAGCTATATTTGTTTACTTCAATATGACTGTAATGCAAAATCCTATTAAAAGATTTAGCCTTAGAAGCAAATCCACTTCTACCATCAAGAGTGTCATTACAGCAATAAACCTGAAGACCATCTATTGTTAGTTTAGAACTATTTAAAATATCATTGATAGTTTTAAGTTGTTCAGCATTAGGATTGTATAGCTTTACCACTCTCTTGCTGCCGAATAAGTTAATACCCTGAAGAGTGTTTTGAAGCTTGGGAATTGAAGTGGTGGTATCGAATTTCTCTTCTATGCAATCATCAAATAAAACGTAAATACGGGAGATAAAATCATCCCCCGTATAAACATAGACTTTTTGCCAGTTAGATTCAAGATTCGGATTCGTCTTCTTCATTTTCTTTAGCAACAATCGGTAACAAAATATGCTTAAAATTGCCTTCTGAAATACATAGTCCTGGTTTATCATCAGCAATAATCTTAAGAGAAAAATCCAGATCTTCTCCTTCAATCTTATTGATAACTTCAGTAAGGTCTTTATATAGCACTTGAACTATACCATCTCCAGTAGAGCTTTTCACAGCCATTTTGTTTTGAAGAGTGCCACGATCTTTATCAGAGGCAGTGAAGATAAGTTCATTGTTCTTTAACTGAATATTGATGAATGAGTTTTTAACTAATAAACCTGAGAGTCTGATAGTTTCTTTAAATTCACTCTTATTGACTGTAAATGTTGCTTCATCTTCAATCTCAAAGAAGCCATTTAAGTTTGGATATGACTTTTTATCTATCTGAACTAAAGACATAATGAGTTTTGTTTTATCCCAAGTAACCATCATATGTCTTTGACCAGCTTGAAACTCTAAATCAGTATCATCAAGCAAGCCAATTAAGATATCAGCAGTTTCTTTAGGAATAAAAAATGTCTCAAAATCAGCATCTTCATTACCAGTTTTAACTTTGTATCTTGATATTCTTCTATCATCAAAAGAATAAGCAGTGAGATAGCTTGAGTTGAAACTTAGTGAAACAGCATTTATCATAGAATCTTTTGATGCGGAAAATGCTGTGTGATTTAAAGCTTGCCATAAAAGTTTAGCTTTGATTGTAAAGTTGGTTGGTTTTGGAAGAAAGTTTAATGAAATAAAATCGCTTCCATCATTAGCCAAGACAATACATTTGGTGGTTTTATCCCCAAGATGAACCACTGCGTTATCTGGGGAATAAACCATATTTAATGTAGGTGCTGGATAAATACTTACAAAATCAGAAGTTAAATTGGCTTCACAAGAAAAAGATTCAAAATCTTCTTCAAGTTGAATTTCAGTGTTAATGATTTGCTGACAATAATCATTAATGGTCTGAATATGCAAAAGCCCATCTTCTTTAAAAAAGTTAAATTCAGCATCTGCAGTACCTTTTAATGCAGTATTACAAGTAAGTTTAGCTTTCTTGAAAATCTTATTAGCTTTAAATGTGTCTATAGATATTTTCAATGAAGTTGCCCCTGGAATTGGATATATACACCAGGAAGTACATTTCCAACTTCTTTCCAAATATTAGAAACAAATGTATCTTCATTTGCACAAGAAACCAATATATTG